TTGATACGGGTTTTGCTATAAGCCAGTTTAAAACAACGTTTACGGGACACGGCGTTTATGCATACGGCGATCCGACTGGAAAGAACAAAGCAATATACGTTCACGAAGTCGCATTCGAGCAGTTAGCCAAGCTTTACGAATCCGATGCAGTAGGCCCGGTTGATAATGTTGCAATGAGAGACTTTAGCTTTACAATTAAATCAAACATTGGCACGGAAGAAATGACGGCCTCAATTGACCTCGATCAGGAACCAATACTATGAGATTAAAAATTAATACCGATTCTTTGCCAGGTCATAGTGCCGGTGATGAAATCGAAGTTGAAACAAAAGGGGGCGTTATCAAAGATAAATATTGGAGAAACCGTCTAGCCGATGCCAAAATTGATAAATGTGTATCAATAGTCGATAATAAAAAGACTAAACAAGTGGAGGCTACCTAATGCCAATTGCTAAGCCGGATGTCACTGCATCCTTATTGCCCGCCGGAGTTACGGCAGGTTTAACAGAAGAAAGAATGCTAGTGGTTGGCCAGATGGTTTCTGGAACGGCTGTTTCTGGCGCACTTCAAGAAAATATCCTTGATGATAAAAGTTGGGACACGCTTTTTGGCAAAACGTCTGCCATTGCTCACGCCATTCGACAGATGCGCCGATATAATGGGGTAACCCAAATTGACGCTATTGGAATGGATGACAACGGAGGCGCAACCGCTGCAACTGGAACCTTTGTGGTTGCAGGCACGGCAACAGCGGCCGGCACTCTGGTTTTTTACGTTGGTTCTGCCAAATTCCGAAAATACACAATTGCTGTTGCTAGTGCAGCCACGGCCACGGTTGTCGGCGATGCTTTAGAGGCTGCAATAACGGCTGACCTTGAATCAATGGTAACGGCTAATAATGTCGCTGGCACGGTAACGGTTACGGCTGTCAATGGCGGCACTTTCGGCAATACTCTTGGTTTGAAAACAACCGGGCTAGTCGCAGGGCTGACAAATACGCTCACAACCATGACGGGCGGCGCAACTGATCCAGTTCTGACGGGCGTTTTCGATGTTGTAGGCAATAAGCGGTATCAAGGTGTTGCTTGGCAGTTCAACGAAGACCTTGCAGAACTTACTGATTTCTTAGATCCACGATTCGATGTTGCCAATAACATTTTGGACGGTGTTGGATTTGTTGGCTCTACTGACACTCTAGGCAATCACTTAACGGCCCTTGGAACAGAAAACAGCCAATCATTATCAATCAATACCGATAAGCTGATTTCAAACACCAAATACGTCGGCCCGAATATTCTGGAAGTGCCATTTATCAAGGCCGCTGGTTTTGCAGCTATTCGAGCACTACGCCGAACTGATGGGGCAAGCCTTGGACAGTTCGTTATTGCCAGAAGCGCACGCGATGCATTTGGCGGAATTCGATTGAATTCAAAGCCTTATTTTAATACGCCTTTCCCTGATTTATTGATTCCAGATACGGGCAACTCGTTTACCGATGCCGAAATTGATCAACTGAAAGATGCAGGCGGTTGGGTTATTGATACCAACAGACCAGGAACGGCGGTTATTGCTGGTGAGGTTGTAACGACCTATAAAACAGATTCAGCAGGCAACCCCGACCCTACATGGGGATTTTTGAACACTGTTGATACAATGAGCGTTTACCGTGAGTACCTTGTAAACAATACCCGGTCACAGTATCCGCAATTCAGAGCAACGGGCGGCGCATTGGTCGAAGACGTCGATTCAGCGAATGAGGCCAGCGTTGCCGCTTTTGTCGCAGAGAAAAATAATGACCTTGGGTCATTGGCAATAGCACAAACTGGAACTGGAACGGTCGACGGCGAAGATGTTGATTTTGATGCGGCATTTAAAGATGCACTTACCGTGTCACTGAACCCAGTAACAGGAAATTTCTTTGTCGACGTGAAAGCGTTTCCCGTCATTCAATTACGTGGCATCACTTACGGCATACGCGTAGCGTTCGAGGTATAAATAGATGGCTGATCAAATTATTCTAGTGGATGCGTCGGTTGAGATTGATGACGAAGCATTTCCGATTAAAGGTAACACACTGTCCTTTACTGAGGGTTTAGGCGAATCGTCAGTAGAGTCGGCAATACAAGGCGGCAAACCGATTTTAATTGTATCTCAGGACGTAACGACCCGGGTGTCAACGGTCAAGTTTGAGGTGCCTACTTCTGTAGACATGATAAACAAAAGCCGGGACATTGCAGCAAAGGGCGCTGGTCGAACCGTTCGAGTGTCCGGCACTGATCCGGCTGGTAATCGTTTAGGGCGTACTTTCAAAAGCGCTATAATGGTTACAGATCCAGAAAAGTCTATTCAAAATGAGGGTTCAATACCTCTGGAATTCAAAGCAGCACCCGCAATACCAAGCTAAACCGATGACCTCGAAAGGGGCCATTTTCAACCCGCAATGTCAAAGGCTAGATCATGAACGAGATTAATTTCGAGCTACAAAGAAAGATTGAATACAACCACAATAACAACGACTTAGAAGGCACCCACATTGAATTAAGGGAGCCAACCGGAAAAGTTTCACATATTTGCTGTGAGATTGAAGGGCTTATACAATCCGGCCTAATCAAAATGGCTGACATCATTGACGATGAAATGATTGCAGCAGCAAAAGAGGAAGCAAAGACAAGGAAGCCAAAAAAACCAAAAAAAGAAGATGAAGAAAAGGCCGTCGATGGTGATGCCGTACTTTCAATGATGACAAGTAGCGGAATAGATATGCAAAAAATAGTGATTCATTTCAGGGCGCTATTTAAAGAAGTGGCATATGTTGGCGGCGAGAAGCAGATGACCACGCCAATGATGGATAGGATGAGCCACAAAGATTTTAGGAAAATGATAGGGGTTTACGCTGCAAATTTTATAATGGATTGATAGTTGTTGGCGATAAAGACTATCAATTTAGATTAAGCAAACTTGGCTACAGTTTTAACGGTTATTTATCGCCGGAATATTTGCAAAGCCAAGGGTTCGAACGCATAAATGAACTTGTTGAGCATTCTAATAAAATTTCTGAGGAATTGAAGGTTGGCCAATAAATCGTTTGTCGTTCAGTATGTTATCAAGGCCCGCGAGGATTTCGGGGCGGCCGCAAGGAAGGTTGGCCGCGCCTCTGATTTCATGCGCAGCAAAATCAACAAGGCAAAAAAATCATTTGCTGATTTCACGGTAAACGCTAAACGTAACGGGGCTGTAATTTCCGCCGCCGTTACTTTGCCCATTCTATTGATGGCTAAATCATTAAAAGATGCCGCCAGGGATGCCCAGGAAACGCGATCAAAGTTCGATACCGTTTTTCGGGGCATGGCCGAAGAGTCAAATTCAGCAGCCGCCAATCTGGTTGCAAACTTCGGTCTATCTGGAACCAGCGCAAGGCAACTATTAAGCGATACTGGCGACCTGTTAACGGGTTTCGGTTTCACTACCGATTCCGCGCTTAGCTTATCCACTCAGGTCAATGAACTAGCCGTTGATCTTGCATCATTTACAAACTTCTCAGGTGGGGCCAAAGGTGCCAGTGATGCGTTAACCAAGGCGCTATTGGGCGAACGCGAGTCTCTCAAATCATTAGGTATTGCGATACTTGAGAAAGATGTAAAAGCGAAAGTTTCTCAACTCATTGCAAAGGGCCAAAGATTCGAGACGATGCGGCAAGCAAAGGCCGTTGCTACATTGGCAATAGCGGTTGAGCAAAGTAAAAATGCAATTGGTGATTTTTCGCGAACCAGTCACGAACTTGCTAACCAAGAACGCATAACATCAGCCAGAATTCAGGATTTAAAAGAGTCATTCGGGAAAGCCTTGCTTCCTGTTGCTTTGACGCTAACAAAGGCGGTCAGGGGAATAGTCGAGACGCTTCAAGAATTAAGCCCAGGCGCAAAGAAAACAATCATTGTAATTGCAGGTATTACCGCTGTTATTGGACCCCTCTTGCTATTAATAGGAGGATTGGCCGTTGCGCTGCCTGCAATCACAGCAGGCTTTGCATTATTCGGTGGCATATCGCTTGCAGCATTGGCACCCATTGCCGTTGCAGCCATAGGTATTGCAGCAGCCGCCGAATTAATACGTCGCAACTGGGGGAGCATATCAAGCTTCTTTGGTGGAATTGCCGCAGGCATAAGCACAACTTTAGGCCCAACAGTAAGCCGCCTTGTTGATCAATTTATTCAGGCAGCTGGCGTAATCGGAAACCTTTTTTCATCGGATTCAGAAACAGCTAAAAGCTTGTCTGAATTTGCGAACATTGGCGAGTTAATCGGTACAATATTTGGCGGTGCGCTTGATGTAATCATTAGAGGTCTGTCAGGCATAGGTGCGATATTAGGCCAAACGATAGGCGCATTAGTCAGCGGTGATTTTAGCAACTTCGACATCGGAGCAATAAAGGCTCAATTCCTAGGGCCAGAAAGCGAACCAAAAGCAGACATAAGCGGGAACAGTAAAACAACTGTCGATGTTAATGTTGGACTTGATCCAGGACTGAAACAAACGAGTGCAGCAAAAACCACAGCAACAGGCGCTAGACGTTCAGATGTTGGCTTTAGCATGGCGGGGGCATAATGACAGATGTAATACAGCTAAAAGAATCCAGCTATAAGAACATTCCATTCTTAGCAAAAGTGATGCCTACGAGTGGCGGGCGTCGCGTCAATGTCATTCGTTATCCTCGATCAGATAAACAGTCAGTAGAGGATCAGGGGCTTATACCGCGTCAGTTTTCTATTACAGCGGTTATTCCACATGATAATTATATCGATGTTAGGGATTCATTGCTTCGAGTGCTTGAGGATGGCGAAATTGGTTCGCTAATACATCCGACATTTGGAGAGATTGAAAAGGTAAGGTCAGGGCGTTACAGTCTGAATGAGAGAATTACAGAGCTTGGAAAAGCCGAGCTAATAATGGAATTCTTCATTGATGACGCCGTTGGAGTGCCGATTTCATCAGGAAGTTTTGCAAGTCAGGTTCAGATTGCAAGTGGAGCTCTAAATTCATTATTGGCACAGGATATTGCAGGCGGGTACAAAGTAACCAATAGTTTTACGGGCAACTTTTCAAATGCTTCAAACGATGCCCTGAATATTTCAAGCGCTTTGACATCTGCCACGGCAAAAATAAACCCATTGACTGATAACCTTAATAATTTCAATGCGATCATTTCAGGGTACGAGTCGAACGTTAATAACCTTATTCAAATACCTGAATCGTTCGGCTCTGGTATCGGTGATTTGTTTTTGTCCTTTGATAACCTGTATGAAACAGCATCAGAAACGCTAATAGCAATAGCTGGCGTTTTCGGATTTGGCGACAATGACGAAAGCTTTAAACAGGACACAGCAGGCCGAATAGAGCGCCAAACGAATCAAGATTTAGTCAGGGCTAACGTTAAGACTCAATCGTTAAGCTATGCCTATGTTGCCGCTGTGCAAATTGAATTTGAAAGTGAAGAGGCGTTAGCATTAGTCAATTCTCAGCTTGAAGAACAATATACCGATGTCAGAAATAACGAGCTGCTTTCTAATGAGTCGCTTTTGAATCTGGATGATTTGAGAATACAGGCCAATTCAGCGTTATCTCAAATACTTCTAAACACTAGAAAGATTATAACTATAAACACTAGAATGATTCCTTTATCTATTCTGGTTTTTGATTACTACGGATCGACCGAACTTGTGGGCGTCATATCTGAATTGAACAGCATCCAGCAAAATGCATTTGTCGAAGGCGATGTCAGGATTTTAACCGAATGATTGAATTAGAGGTAAACGGCACACCTTACACTGAATTTATGAGCGCATCAGTTACGATTGCAGTGGATACGATGGCCAATGATTTCGCGTTTGCTGCTTCCGCCGTTGATGGGTTTCCGCCTTTTAAAGACGGTGATAGTGTTAAGTGTATTGTCGATGGCGTACAGGTTCTTGACGGGTTTATTGATGGCGTGGACGGTGCAGAGGTTGAAGGGTCGCACGTTGTAACCTATTCGGGCCGTGACAAAACACAAGACTTTATTGATTCAGATATAGAAGTCATGAACGAAATAAGGACGGCCGGAAATCTGACCTTAAAACGGTTAATAGAGCTGGTCATTGCGCACCTTAAACAAAATATAAAAGTCGTTGATGAATTCAACCCGCCAGAATTTAACGCAGCCGAAGACATAGCATCCCCGAAAGTTGGCCAAAACGCGCTCGAATTTGTGTCATTTTATGCCATGAAAAGACAGGCGCTTTTATCGTCAACGCCGGACGGTGATATTCTTATTACGCAATCGTCCCCTACTGAATCGGGCGAAATCCTAAAGAGTGATGCGAGCGGCGATAACAACATCATGAGCCAATCATTTAGCGTAAAGTCAAAAAACCGATTCAACAAATATTTTAATAAGGGCCAGTTAGACCCCCTCGCTTTAAATCTCACGCCGTCGCCTGACATTGCCGGGGTCGAGGGACAGGGCGGGGGGGTCACCGATTCAGATGTTAGAGCAGGCAGGCAGAAGGTTTCAGTAGAAGGAAAGGGTTATAGCTCTGCGCAACTTTCCGATAGATCAAAATGGTCTAGGCAGATAGCGAAGGCAAGAGCTACAACATTCAATTGCACGACTTTGGGCCACTCAAAGCAGGCTACATCAGGCATATGGCGAGAGAACGAACTCACATTGATAATATCATTGGCCGCTAACATAACCCGGTACATGCTTTCTAATTCGGTCACATTCAGTCAGGCCGAAGGGTCAGCAGAAACAACGAGTTTCCAGTTTGTCGAAAAAGACGTGTATACGATAGATTCCAAAATTCAAAGTCAGAAAAAAGTAGGGGGCCAATTAGATGCCTTTTCTCTCTAATTTATGGGGCCGCATAACTGGCAGGGATGCGGGCGAAACGTTCCCAAAGCAACAAGGGGAATCGTTGGGCCGACTTGGTGACGTTTACTCAGCTCAGCCGTACGGAATTTACGCCAACCTTCCAACGGGACAGCTCTTCAAAGTATTAGACGAAGATGGCCGCGTTGTTATGGGAGTCACCGTAGAGCGCCCGCCAAACGTCGAACAAAACGAGGTTTCTATCTGGCACCCATCGACCGGCACAGTTATACACTTTAAAAATAATGGTGACCTGAATATTGACACTGCTGTCACCAAAAGCGGAAACGTAAATATAAATACGGTCGATGCAAATATAACGGCATCGGGTGACATTACGGCAACGGCAGAGGGTGACGTTGAAATAAACTGTGTAAATTCAACGGTTAATGCTTCGGCAAATGCTAATGTTAATTGTGTAAATTCAACGATAGTTGCCTCGACCAAAATAACATTTGATACGCCACTAGGTCAGTTTACAGGCGCGTTGACTGTCGATGGTCTGGTTACCGCCCAAGGTTACGCATTTGGTGGCGGTGCTGGAACGGTAGCGGGTACGGCCAATTTCACAGGCGCTATACAGAATAACGGTACTGATATTGGCGAGAATCACGGCCATACGCAGGCCAACGACAGCGGCGGCAACACAGAAGTTGATACGGGAGGGGTTGCATAGTGACTACTGATGTAATATTAAACAATTCAAAAGGTTACTATGATTTTGAATGGACTGATTCCGGCGATATTTCAACTGCTGAAACACTGGACACTGCCATTCAAATGTCGATTTTCAATGAAGTCAGGGCAAGCGCAGCAGAAGTGCCAGAATCAAACAAACGACGGGGATGGATCGGAAACCTCTCAACGCCAGGATTCGAGCAAGGGTCTAAGCAATGGGAGTTCGAGCAGGAAAGACTAACGGGTTCGGTTCTTGCTGAATTGTC